ATTTGTAAGTTGATCGTATGCTTTCGAGAGATCTCTTTTTAATATTTCATTTGCTTGATCCGTAGTTAAATTTTCAATATCGTAACCATAAATTTTTCCTGATTCACGTTCTTTATCTGTTATTACATGACCATATCCTATAGTTTTTTTATTGGTGTCGCTTTCATTTGCATCTACATATTCTAACATTGAAACATCTCCACCTAACAACTGAGCGTTCTCTACTTTCTTCATGTAGTTTACAAAATTTTCATCCTCATCTGCTTGTGGTTTAGTTCTACTACTTTTTCTTGGCTCTGCAAATTTAAATTTATCCTCAAGTTTTGGTCTGTTATCTTGAAAGGGACCACGTTTAGGTATTTCAGGTTTTCTTTCAGGCAACATCGGTTCAGTATTAGAACCGCCATCTGAAAGTTGCATAAGGCCACTAGTAGTTTTAGCATCTAGTATACTAACCTTGCCCTCTCCAGTTGGCACTACAAGTTCAGCACCTTTTTCACCAACAAGTATTGGTCCGCTTACTTCTTTATCTTTAACACCATTGGCTGCATATTCAACAGGTCTCATTACTAAACTTTCACCTTGAGGTGATTCTACTTGAGTACGCATACCTGTTTGTTTTTCTTTTGTAGTTTCTTCAGATGATTTAACTGTGTCTCTAGTTTCAGCAACTCTAGATCTTGATGCTTTCTGTAAATTTTGCATCATATTAAATACTTGATTTTTGTCTACAACATAATCTGGTTGTGGAGTATCCGTTAAACTTTTTTGTGTGCTAACATCAGGTGTCGTATCAAGTACATTAGATGCAGGTGCCATAATACTTTGACCAACAGGCGTTGGCTGTATTAAACTTTTATCTAAATCTCTTTGAGTAAATATTCTTTTTGGTGCTAATGTGTCTACCATGTTTGCTCCTAGTTCAGTAATGGATTTGATTGCATAGCTTTTAGTTCTTCTATCTTTGCATCAAGATATTCTAATGCAGCCCCATTAATTTTGATATCACCTTTCAGTGCTTCCAATTGTTTTATAATATCAGATAAATCTACTTCCTGATTTATTACAAACTCTGTATTTTCTAACTGTGCTATTCTATTATTAAACTCACCCCACGCCATAAAGCCTCCACCAATGGCTCCAATAACGCCTGCGAGTGCGGCATAACTAGCTAGTTTATTGAATATTCCTTGCATTTAATAACTCCTTTAATTTTTTATATGCTTCATTTGTTTTTTGTTTTGCATTGTTTACTTTAATTTGATACTGCACTACAGGATCTGTACCTGCTATACTTACTTGTGCAACGTAAATAGGTTTACTGTAGCTAGCAAGGCTAGCTTGTAGAAAAAAATCTTGATTGCCTGATGGCAATTGCCTAGTATCAAACAATGCTAAATTAGTATTAAAGTAAGATGACATATCAGGTTCTTGAGATATCATTTCTCTACTAACCACTTCATTTATAACCGTTAGTGTTGCATCTATTTGCTGTGCAACATTTTTTATTTTACTTTGTATAGCCTGTTCAATCTTTGCAACCTTAATATCTAGATCAACTTCCACGTCTCCTTTAGGTTCTGTTCCTGGCTCTTCTGCAACTTCTGTAGGTCCTTCTTCAATTGGCTCCTCGATAACTTCTTCTTGTTCGGCAACTTCTGTTGTTGGTTCTGGTTCGTTTGCAGTAGGCTCTTCGCTACTGGGTTGCTCTTCAATTTCACTTGCTATCTCTTCTGTTGGTTCTTCTTCGATAACCTCTTCTTGGATACTTTCTTCTTGTACGACTTCTTCTTGGATTGTTTCTTGCACTGGCATACTGGGTTCTTCTTGCATAGGCACAACTTCTTCTTCAACCATGGCAATTTCTTCCATAGGCTCTTCAAAATATTCTTCAACTTCATCTATAAACTCCTCTTGCATTTCGTCTGTAAATTCTTCTACAAACATTGTTTCAGGCACTGCCTCATATATCTCTTCAATTACTGGTATTTCTTCAAACATTTCTATTGGTGGTAGAGCATCAAACATTTCTATTTCTTCTACCAACATAATGTCTTCTGGAAAAAAGACTTCCAATTCAGGCTCTTCGTAATAGTCAGTTTGAAAGTAATCCTCTTCAAAAAAAAATTCATCAAGTGCTAAAATTTCAAATGTATCTTCTTCTATTATAATTTCATCTTCAAAGATATCATTAAACTCATAGTCTATCTCCACATACTCAGGTAAAAATGTATCTTCTGGCACTTCAAAGTCAACTATAATAGTATCTATCTCTTCAATAATATCCTGAACATCTTCTATCTCTTCCTGACCTGGGCATGTTGGTGGTGTCTGTTGCCAACAATATGTTATCTCACTTATAGTAGTGCTAGATAAAGCGGTATAGTCTATCCTGGCTGATGGGTCTCGCACATCCACGCCAGCATGGCCTCCGTTATACCCTGCTTGATTGTCGTTTACGATATCAAAATCAAACCTATAGGTTGCGGTGCCGTGTGTCATATTGGCATCAGGATTAACTACTAAAATATTACCATATGGATTTACCTGATAGCTAGAGTTTGTGGTGTCTTCAAAAGTTGTGCTTTGTGTTGTGGTGTCGATACCGTTACTAATAGATTGCGTCATTGTAACAGTAGATTCAACCTGATTCCACCACCTAATATTAGCTGTAAAGTTTGAAGTAAAACCTAGTTTTAGTTCTTCTAGTGAAACATAATCTTCTGAGTCTATTGAAGTTTCTGCATACTTGCCATCTTTGCCAGTCAACCAAGTTGAGTGATTAAGATCAGAATTATCTGGAAACATAGTACCATTCCAAGTGCCATCAGCAAAATCTTGGCTTATCAAGTTATTACTAGTAACAGGATTACCTGTTGTCACAGTTGTGACAGTAGTAAAATCTCCCACATTGGGCGTGTCAGGTATGACTGCAACAGTATCCGCACTAATCGTTACCGAGTTTAATACGATTGCCGTTACCGTCAGTAATAATTTGTTCATCTGGGTTAGCCTCTTGTTCTAATTCTACTGCAATTTTATTATCAACTCTTTGCATATAATTAAGAGCCTTAGTATATTCTTCGTAGTCTGGTCTTTGCTGATCATATTTATTCCATTCAGCTAGAGCTTCATCGCCTATCTTTCCTTGGAACGGACAAGGTGTGCCTGCCATGACCATGCTTTGAAATACTCTTGCATCTTGGCATAATATAGCAACAGCACTAACCTTCATATTAAAATCAAAAAGAAGTTTAGCCAGTTTCATACGTTCACAATTCATATCACGTTTAGTAATACCAATACTGCCGCCTATAAGTGGCTTTTGTATTCCTATACCAACGCCAACAGTACACAGATCTTGAGACATAGCAGAGATGCCAGGAGCAGATGCTGAAGGCACAGTTCTAGTGTCTCCTGTATAGGAGTTGTTATTGTTGTTGGTTGTATTAGTTGTGGTTGTACTTTGAGAAGATCCTGATTGATAGTTTGTTGTTGCTTCACTGTGATATCCTCCTGTTATAGCCGTATTACTTGATGATGATCCAGAAGTTACCTGATCATTTGTGGTACTGCCAGCACCAGTTACGTCTGCCATAGCAGAATCCATTAATGCGCTAAAGGCCCACAACATACAGACTGTAATAACTACAGCTACGCCTATACTTCTAATCATACTTCTTCTCCTACATTATTTTATCACAATGTTTAACACCAGTTTGATCTGTTGTCATCATGCATTTTTCTAGCGTACATGTATATTGCACTTGATTGCCTGAGTTTCTCTCCGCTATACGTTTAGCGGCAAGGCATGTGCTAAGACTATCCTGGTGGTACCAACCTTCTATAGTTTTATTGCCGCCATCATAGACATATAAACTAAGTATAATAACTGTCTCAATGATTCCCATTCTTTCGCTCTTCTAAGTCTATTAATCTCTCTTCATGAAATTGTATTATCATATCATTTTTAAGTATCATGGGTATCTCTGCTTCCATCTGCTCTTTAAGTTTTTCTGTGGATTCAGCCAAGTATTCTACTAACATGTAAAGTTCTTGTATCTGTGGACTGACCATGTCACCCTTTGGTACACCTTCAATAAAAGTATTAGCAGCTTCTATATCTTTTTCCATGAGCTGTAGTGTAGTCTCTATAGAATTTAATCTTTCAACAATAGTAAAATATGACATTGTACCTACTGCAACAGCTGCAAGTATAGCTAAAAGATTTCTAGCAGGTAAAGATATTTGGGTCGAGTCTGATATCTTCACACTTCCTCTGCGTATCTGCTTTCGCAATAAAATTCAAAACTTTTTAATTGGTTAGGATAGTCCAGAACATGTTGCTTTAACAGATCAATTTTATTCTCATGAATATATTCATGACAACTCCAGTCATCATTAAACTGTTTAAGTTTATACTCTCTCTCCACTAGCACATCTGTACCATGAAACATCAACATTACCGTAATTACCCAATACATTATTTTTTAACTAACGATCCTCCAAAATATAAGCCTATAATTGCAGACACTAAGTTAGTATCTAGTGGTGTAATTACTATACCTTTATGTGCCATAGGAACCCACTGCATTACATCTTTACCTTCAAAGAATAAGAAGCCTGGTTTAAACTCTGTATAACCTACGATAACGTGTGCATCGGGTGTAACTAATGGTAGGATCTTCGGCAAGACCACAATAGCGAATACAGCCGTTAAAGCGATAATACGCCTAGTCCATTGAAAACCTACATTTTCGTATTCTCTAGCTTCTTTAAAAGCCGCTGTTTGTACTTCAGCTCTTTGTATAAGCATTTTTTGTTCAGCTTGTTTTGCTTTAATGGACTGACTCCAGATGGACATCACCCCTCCTAAGACTGTAGATCCTAGCATAGTTATCATTTCAAATGGCATTTCTATCTCCTCTATTCTGAACCTGGCGGGTATGCCAGTTTAATATTATTATTATGTATAACTGATCTTATAAAATCATCTCTTGTCATATTGTATCTTTCACCATA